AGGCCCCGTACCTTCGGGTTTTGCTGAGCAATGCAGTCCACGGAGACTGCCAACGCAGTCCGAACATTCATCGCAAACAGTGCTTGGATCACAACCAGGCATAAGGTCGCCAGTGGCTGATTTATAAGAGTCGCAAAAAGAATTGCATGAATCTTCCCTAGGCGGACAAGGGCCGCAGTTGCATGCCACGCTAACACCGACACCGTCAGCGGCGTATCGACAACAACGTTCTTGACCACAGCAGTCGTGTGCTCTGCCACGATCGGGACCACAGCCACTCTTCCTGCAACCGTTGTCGGCGGGGTTTGGCTCACACAGGCCTGCCGTCCTCTTGTTGCTGTTTGGGTCGGTTATATTGTCTCTGCCGCACCCGGACAAACCACCACTGCCACGCCCACTGCCAGTGCCGCGAGGATATCTTGCTCCGATAGGAACGTTGCTATTACTGCCACTGTTAGGTATATTTGGATTGCTATTCGGAGGCGTATAGCCGGGATTAGCGTCCTGAAATCCAGGAGAGGTTACTACTGGATCGGTAGAACCGTTAGGGGGCATTCCATTATTATCAACACAAAAGCCTCCCGAACATACCCAACCAGAAGCGCATTGATTACTATCCGAACATCTTGTGAGGTCAGAATTATCAGCACCCTCGTAAGGGTCATAGGGCTCAGTTCCCGCTGACAGAAAGTCGCTACTGGGTCCTAAATCATCACGATTATTTGATTCATTCCAATTCCTCCAGCCGGACATGCTATCTGTCTAGTTGGCGTAGTCTACCTATGATGCGTGTAAGCCGTAAAAATTATAGAGAGGGTCTTTGGGCTTGCCTGACCTAAGGTCTATCGGAACTGTATTCGGTACAACTGGAGCCCAACTGAGTTTCCCAAAAACCCCAGTTGAAATTCCGGTTTCAAAGTTACCTCCATCGACGATATTATCGTTGCCGGTTGAAGCTCCGGTTTCAAAATTACCTCCATCGGCGACAGTGTTATTGCCAGTTGAAGTTCCAGTTTCAAAGTTACCTCCGTCAGCTGGTCCTAGCGCTCCTCCAGTATTAACAACCACATACATAATTATCTGTCCACCGCCTCCAGGTACTTGATAGAACAGCATTTGGCCTTCTCTTTCCGCTAGCTGTAGTTCTCCCTGAACAAGCCCATCATCGTCAACATAGACCCTGGTATCTGGAGGGATAGCTGACGTGATACGTCCTACCGTCATGCCAATACTTCTCCTGGTCTTGGTCGAAGCGACAATGATAGGCCTGGAAATACTCATGCCACTCTCAGTAAGCGCAAACCACTATTATCAACCATATACAGGTTAACAACACCTGAAGACCCGTTAAAGAAAGCAAGCAACCTACCAGGGATGTCAGCTGTAGCAAGCAGTGCCGTTGGATCAGGCTCAGCATAGACGACCTGAATAATTGCGTCGGTGTTGGTCGTGACGGATTGAGACGTCATCGAAACAGGATTAATAGCCATTAGAATTTGCTGTAGTAGATACCGTTAGCATAGCTAAGCTCAACTTCGGTTCCCTTTGGAATGGAAGTGAAGCCAATAGGTTTGGTTACATAGACTTTCGATTTGTATTTAACCTGCCCTTCTCCACTGTCTCCAAGCTTGACCCAGACGCCAGTCACACTGCCGCTAAAGTCGCCCTGGACAAGGACCTCAGTGGCTCTTTCTTGGAGTACCGCAATGCGGTTAGCAGTACTTCTTTGCTGAAGATTTACTATGCTCATGATTACACATTAAAGAAACCAAACTGCTTCAGATTCCAATAAAACACGGCTTCGTTACCAGCTGTCAATACAGCGGGAGAAGATACCTTCGCGACAGAGAAGATCTGACCTGCCTGAGATGGAGTTGAAACGGTGTCAACACTTAGATCCAGGTTGCCGTCTCCAGTGCTGACAGCGCCAATACCGGCAAGCACTGCCTCTGGGACCTGCAGGACATCTGCAGAGGCGTAACCGTAACCTTTACCGGATAGAAAGACGTCAAATACGGTTCCAGTTCCACTGATCTGGAGATCAATCTTTAGACCTACTCCAGAACCGCCTACGGAAGTTACAGGGATGTTCGTATAAGTACCATCAACACCAGCGGTCGGAGTAGTAGACGGAGCATCGAGGGCCGTTACATTGCCAGTACTCCAGACTAGAGCAGCATGCGAGAAAGGAATTGAGGTCGCAGAGCCATCCTGGGCAAAGACAGTAGCCTTTGTCACCATAGACACTCCGCCGTCTCCGTAAAGGCTGACGTCTGTATTTGAATAGCTAATCACCTGCCGCTGATATCCTCCGGTTCCAAGGGTAACCTCAAACCCCAAAAAAGTGGCATCGTTTGTAACTCCAGGCTCGTAAACAGTGCCAGACGCATTGATTAAACGGGCCTCAAATACTGAATCCACAAAACGGTTCACAAGCTGGTCCGTAAGTTCCGCACTGGATATTTTTGCGGCGATTGCCATGCTTTCTAATTCGAGTCGCCGTAGGATTCCTATGTTGCAAACAAATCAGCCGTAACAATAACAGCACCGTCAATTAACAAACTGCCTGCGCTGTCAATAGGAACAGAACCGTCAGCATCTGTAGCGAGAATACCACCAGGCTCAACAATGAAGCCACCAACGAAACAGGTACTAGTGAACTGAACCGGATAAACTAGGTCAGTAGGGAAGACAGGCAGAATACCATCGTTGCCAGGAGCGTCCACTTCAACAGAAAATGCCAAGTTGATATTTACAATATAGAAGAAAGAACCAGAGTCTACAGCAGTTTCGTTTGTAATAGTTGGGAGAATCGGCGTAGTGGGAGGAGTAGCACCACCACCCATATCTGCTAAAGAGTTTCCTACAATGTTGTCCGGAACAGTTACATCACCATTGGAAAAACCAAGCCAAAGACCTTCAGTGACAAAAGCTGCCTCTTCTGGATAGACACCCCATGTCACTGCGTCCATCCGCATAGCCAAGACCCTGTCCTTTGATGGATCGTAGTACCTGAAAGGTTGTCCTGGGTACCAAGTTGTAGCGACATCCTCCCTCATCTGCTCTGCTATCTGTAGGCCGTAAGCCTCTCCTTTGATCATCCTGGTCAGGTAATTTTCATACGCTTCAACAGAAGCGTTAATCTCTGCCTCTGTCTCAAATAACAAAGGCACTGGAATTTGAGCATCTAAAACATAAGGGCCAGATTCGTCCGGGGGCTCTACATATCGTCCAGTAGAAAGTACGATATCAGTTTCTAGCTCGGTCGTAGCAGTAGTCGCGCTGTTAAGCCTGTCGGGAGCTACGTCAATTGTTGTGGTTGAGGTAGACGTTCTAATTGTCTCTGTCCGGATTCCCTGCAGCGCGTCAAGATTACCGCCAAGACCCACCCCTCTAGAAGACAGACTGTTGTACAAGATGTCCTTCTGAACGTTAGCATTGCCTACTTGATAATAAGTCGTGTCGGTTCTTGATATCCTAAACAAATCTGTTGTGGAAAGATTATTATTAAATTCTAAAGGAATACCTTGAACAACGCCGGATCGCCAATCACTGGGCTGAGCCACAGCAAGGGTAGGAACCCATCTGTCGGTAACAGTTCTAATAAGCTCGTTAGCGGTCCCATAGTAGTTGGTAGTCTCGACACGAGACAAGAGAATTCTCTCCATTCCATCCTGAGGACAGCTCCCGTTCGGGTTGCATTCTGTCGCCCAGATCGCTCGACAATACGCCATCGAGTCAGCGTAATACTGACCGTTTGCCTCTACCGCTGGGCCGTACACTTCCTTCAAAGAGGAAGAGACTTGGGCTCCAGGAGCGTCGTAGGTTGTTGAGGATGTGTCCAACCGATAGGCAGGCACGAATAACGGCGATTCGGTTAATCCATAGCCAAAGGTACAGCTGGTGTACCTGATCTTCATAAAGTCCCAAAGCTCTTCGGGAATTTCGTTGACGCTGTATGGGAAGGAGCTAGACATTTTTCGATCAGGCTGTGGGTTTTATTAACGGTTAAATATGGTTAGCCACTATAAGATCCGTAAGGATTGCCAAGAGGCGAGCCCGGAGCGTTACCACACGAACTAGAATTCCCAGGGCCAGCTGGGTTGCCTGTATTCACGTCACCGATGTTGCCAAGAGGTGGGTTCCCGTTGCCGTCGTTTTCGTTACTTGGGTTGTTAGGGTCGTTACTTCCAGGAGGAGAGCCAGGATCACCAGGATCGCTACCACCACCGCCTCCACCTCCGCCACCGCCTCCGCCAGGGAAAGGTTGTCTCGCAAAAATCGACGCAGGGTACTTCAAGAAGTAGTAAGACTCTGTCGTAACAGTATCGACCTTACCCCTGTCATCTCCAGGAATTCCATCAGAAGGAACTTGATAGGAAAGTTTGATCTGATCAGGAATAGCTCCTGTTCCAGCTAGCGGGGAAACGGCAACAGCAGTAACGCCCAAAATGGACACCCATTCGCCAGGAGCTACTGAGTCTTGTCCGTCTCCGTCATAGAAAACTCCTGTCTGAAGAGTTCCTGTGTTGTCCTGATAAACGTATTGACCAATAGAGGCAAATGCAGCGGAACAGTTGGCAAAAGTGGTCTGAGCGATATCAAGCTGAACCGGAACTATAGCGGTCAATTCGTCAATCTCTTCCGTCAATGCCATGAGAGTCAACTTGCATCCAATCTCAACTGCAAGCGTCTCCGACTCTGCGTCATAGGTAGTGGAGATTATGTACAGGTAGCCGCGAGGATGACGGTAGACACTACCACTGGGGCTAGTCATGTCAAGAAGTACTATGGCACCTCTTTTAAAAATGTTTCTGTCATAGTCCTCAATTGGCGGACCTCCAACGCGTCTGCCAAGAACTAGCTGGCCACTTGTCTTAATGCAGCCATTGTTGTACGCGCTATCGTCAGAGACCTCCCAACTGACAAGTGATGAACTATAATCTATGCCTTTAATAGTAAGACTTCTAATCCTTGTACCAGTTGCTAAGTAAGACACTATTAAACCTCCTCTAAACCGAAAGAAACCAGAGTTGACTTAGGGCTAAGCCTCACGAAAGAAGGAGGAGTGACAAAGATAGCATTAGTAGAAATTGAAGGCCCCCAGGTTTGGTCCGTTACACCACAAGCAGCAGGTAAGCCCAAAGACCTGTCGTGATCCCATGACTGAAACAAAAGGTCTACCTGATAAGCGTCAGGTGCATCCAGGATAGAAGAAATGACCCACTGATACTTCTGCCTAAAGGCTGGGCCAGTCAACACCGCAGCACCGTTAGCTGACAATGACAGGGACGATGATGATTGATAACTTCTTGGCATTTCATTGGAGCCAAAATTATCTAACACTACACTAATAACGGACCCCACCGAAGGCGTAAAAGATACTCCGATCTGTGACATCCTGGTGACTCTAACTGGGCTAGGTTGCCTAAGAGATGATCCCAGCTAACTTCTTGTACTTGGTAACAGTTTCTTCGCTATATCCTGTTACATAGATGTGCCTGTTTCCCTTGATAGCGGTCACAAAGTCTTCTGATTTGTTGGCCAGTAACGTAAAGGCATTGTCATAAATCTCCATAAGTGACTGCATCACGTCCTCTGGCACTTCTGCTCTCATCGCTAAAAAGACAGCCCTGTAAAGATAAGCAAAGGCAATCTCCAAATCCTTTTTACTAAGCTCGTCCAACGGAACATCTGGGATCTTTGGGCCATCCATGCTTTTTGAATCCAGCCAAAGAAGCTCAGCGGTTGCCTTGGGATCACCGAAAAAGAACATGCTTAACCCATACCTGATCAATTGTACCGAAGGCGCTTTAATTTCGCAAGTTCAACCATCACATGAGAAGCCGTTTTGTTTGTATTTGCTGATTGAATTGTCACGTTGTTTGTGACCGTGTCTCCACCAAGAGCACCAACGAGAGCTTTTACCATTCTGCCCATGTTAGTACCGCCACGAGCAGCACTCAAGGACGCAGCACCAGTTTTGTTAATATTGACTCCACCATTAGGAATATCCAGTTTTCTGGTCAGGTGAGCTGGAATAACCGTTCCATCGCTAGGAGCAGTCCACTTGCCCCCTCTGTCGTTAATCATACTGAGCTTGCCACTGGCGGACAGGAAAGCTTCCTTGCCAAGCTCATTGACCCATGAAGTAGTACCTGCCGCGATAGGACCACCAGCAAAGTTTGTCGTTAAAGGTGTACCAGGAGTACCAGGAGTACCAGAAGTACCAGAAGTACCATTACTCCCAGAAGACCTGGCTGCGTTAGCATTTCTGATTGCCCTTGCCAATCTATTTGCCTGCGTTGTAGCTGTAGCCAGATCTCCAGTTAGTTTTACTACTGTGGTTTGTGTAGCCCTCACAGCACCGGCAGTAGCGTCTATCTGCCTGGTCAATCCTTTGGCAGTTTTAATGCTATTGTCAATCTCTTTTGTGAATGCCTCCTGCTCAACTTGACTTTCCTTAAGTCTCGTTTTCTGGTTTCTGGCTTCTTCCTTTGACTTAGTGATAATGTCACCAAATTTCCTGTCAATTTCTCCTAGTTTGATCTTCCGTTCCGTCTCGAGATCCAGCAAGCTTTTGGTTTCTTTCTTTTCGGCCTCTTTCTTTTGTACCATCAATGCCTGGATTTTTTCGTTTGCCTGCATCCTTTCGAGTCGTGCCTTAAGGCTAAGTTCTTCTTCTCTATCGAGCCCACCAGCTTCTAATTTGGCTGCAATTTGTTGTTTTTGTAGCTCATAAAGAGCTTTTTCGGCAGGAGTTTTATCTCTTAAGTGCCCGATTTCTTCCGCGTATTTTTCGCGAATTTTAGAAAGAGTTTCGTCAATATGCTGCTTCTCTGTTTCGTACTTTTCGTTTACCGCTTGTTTAGCGGCTTCCATGCCTATCTTGGCTTGTTCTATTTTATCTTTTTCATCTTGAATTAATTGTTTAATATTTGCTTGCTCCTCTTTAAACATTTCAATACGTTTTTGCTTTTGAGCCTCTAACTTTTCGACAACTACGCCTAATTCTTCGGTTATTCTCTTAACTTCCGCCTGTTGTTCCTTATATTCTTCAACTGCTTTACTCTGGCCAATCTTGTTTGCGTACTCCTGAGCCTTCTCCGAAAGCTCACCAGTAGCCTCGCCTGCATTGGCGATCTCGGCCTGTAATTCCAATGTCTCGTTCTTGGACTCGTTCATCTTACTACCGAGAACTGCGACTGCCACCCCCGCGGCTGCGACACCGGCAGCAATAGCAACCCAATTGCCGGTAAGACCTGCGAAGAAAGCCTGCGCGATATTCAATGTAGCCTGTGCAGCAGCCCAGCCTTTGACGGCAAGGACGATAGCACTAATCCCGGCTGCAATCGCGCCCCAATTAAGCACCACCATGACGGCGGCAAAAGCAGTAAGGCCTACAACAAGAGCTGAGACAGCTAATAACAAAGAATCCATGTTCGTTGCGATCAGATTTACGCCGTCAGCAAAAAGTTTCATACTACCAGAGACAATGCCGCCAAAACTCTGGTCGATCAAGTTGAAACTTTCGATAAATTCTTTGGATAAATTTTGCATCGCAGCCTCGATAGCAGCGAAACGACCAGTAAAGGTCTCCTGCATTCTTTGGCCAATTTCAAAAAAAGCTGTTCCTTTCCGCGTCATTAGCTCAAGCGCAGCGGACACCTCAGTGCCAGTAATTTGCCCCTCTCTCGCCATCTCTTTTAATTCGCCAACGTTTTTGCCAGTAGCGACAGAAAGTTGCTCCCATATAGGAATACCTTGAATGGCAAACTGAGTCAAGTCACGAGTATATGCTCGACCTTGGGCTACAATCTGACCCATATTTCTAGCTAGTAGATTTATATCCCCACCAGTAGCTGCTGAGACAAGAGCAAGTTGCTTAGTTGTCTTAACAGCATCTTTGGTCGTCATCCCGAAGGCCATCATGATCTTGCCAGCGCTTGCAACCTGTTCAAGGTTCAAAGGACTATTGGCCGCGATATTAAGGAACTGAGAAAAAGCTTTTTCAGCGCCTTCAGAACTTCCTACAAATGCTTCTAACTGAAGGCTCAGTGTCTCCATCCTGAATGCCGTCTGCACCATTTCGCCGATTTTTGCCATTAACTGGATTACGCCTGTCGTGGCCAAATTCGCCGCTGTCTGCATTCCAATAAATTTAGCGCCGATAGCCTCAAGCCCACCGCCGCTGGTCTTCATTTTCCCCAGCTCTGTACTAACCTGTTTTATCCTGCCCGTAAGCTTCTGCCATTCTGCTGTAAGCTGCCTGGTCCCAGTTTTAAATTTTTGAGTATCTCCTAAAAGAGTTTTTAAGACGGCTTGCTGTTTTTTGAGCTGATTAGGTGTTTTACCTAATTCTCCGTTGACAGCCTTGTAGGCGGTAGCCAGTCTACTTGATTCTTGCTTAAGATTCTGGACTTCTTTTGCTACAAGCTTTCCGTTTTTAAATTCTACCTTGATTTCTGTCTGCAGTGTCTGATTGAATGCCGTGTTTAATTTTGACTTTGCTTGAGCGGCTCCCTTGTCAAAAATCTCAAAAAAATCATTAATAGCCGATACGGCCTTGCTCTGATCTACCTGAAGATTAAAAGTAAGATTTTCAGCCACGCCAGAACCAAAGCTGGACTAGGCTTCCCAATAAAAAGACCCCTTTCGGGGTCGCTTGCTATTCTTGCTTTATAGCTATTAAACGATAGGATCAAGGTCAAGACGGTATGCGCCATATCCAGTGATCGAGCACTCCCAGGAAACGATAGACGAAACGTCGTTGCTTTCTGTATAACCCATCAAGGTTCCGTAACCATATACTGACTCAACAGAGCCGGTCGGGCCTACGCGCACCAGTTTGACACGCAAGCTGTCTCCCACTGTATTGGCTTCAGTCAATCTAAGCACTTGATAGCCAGTATCTTTAAAGTCAGCAACTCCTGCCATCGAAATAGTGAAGCTCTTAGTCGTAGCTACGGCCTGGTTGAAACCTTTTGTAGTGTCGTCATAGGTATAAACATCTTCAGAGCCAGTATCGGTCTCAAGAGATGCCGACGTCAACCCGGCCAGGCGAACGGGATCGTCAGTGCCGTCCATCGCGAAGACAGTGCCACCAACAGTGAAAACACCAGCAGCGTAACTTACAGCACCCGTAGCGAGTGAAGTGGAGTCAATAAACCCACCGGTTGGGCTATCGGCTGAGGTAACGCCAGTAAATGCTACATCAACGGATGAAGACGCAAGGGGGACGATGAAAAAGTCGTACCCAAAGGCCGCAGAGAAATTTGCCATTTGAGAAACGGGCTGAACCCGCATGAAGGTATCTCGGACCTTCTCGGCCCGTTATATTATCTTTCCAATATTTTGATTATACAGAAAGAACAGGCATATTCGATTTGATAAATACTTTGATCTGAACAAGAGACCCCAAGCCGTCTGGAGTAGCTACTGTCTGCACGGCCTCAGAGCCTCCGAACCGCCTCAAGATATGATTGGCGGCTAATTGCATATCAGCGCCAGTGGAAGGCTTCCAGGCCACTAAGAAGACGCTCCACGTAGTCACAATATCAGTGGAGCCAGTCATGTAAGACTGAAGCCTGCTGTTTCCAGCGTCTTGAATAACACATTCCACGCCTTCAACATTACGAATAGACGGGATATCTTCACCAGCACTTACAACTGACAAGGCTGTGATCGGGCCACCACCATTTTTAAAATTATATGTACCTAAAAAACCAGTAAAAACATTATCAGCAGCTAAGACATCGTAAATGACCTGAGCTGTTGTAGGAAATTGCTGGGTCATAAGTCTTGGCGCGTCGTTTTTAGTATGCCGCTACGGTATTCTTACTATAGACAAACCACTGGAGGCCCTATGCAGCCTAAGTTCAAAGAGATTCCTCTCAGTGATGTTGTCCGAAATATAATCTGATGCATCGAGATTACGCTCCCGTTTACGAACGAATTTCAGATTATTTATTCAACATGTCTGCTTTAACGAGAAAAGAAGCCCGTCACCAATGGCGCGAGGCTATTAAAGAATGCTGGGACAACCGTTGTGCATACTGCGGTAAGCCTCCTATTGATGACGACAGCCTTACCATGGATCACGTCAAGCCTCGCAGCGCAGGTGGCGAAGACCGGACCAGTAATTGCATCCCAGCTTGCATGGAATGCAATCAAGCCAAGTCAAGCTTAGAATGGATGGCATGGTATCGTATGCAACCCTTTTACTCTATTGAAAGCGAGTGGAGGATAAGGCAATGGCTGTCTCGTGATTTAGCCAGGTTTAGTCATTACGACGAAAGCGATTCTCGCATAGTAGATGAATATGCTAACAAAATCATGGGTTGTTGGCCTACAGGTAAAGAATGACGTCCTCTTCTGCCACTACTTTAGTATGTATGGGAGGTAATCTCAGGCGGACAATGTTTCCTTTCCCGTCGTCAAAGTTTCTTGTTTGGCCACCAGCCGATTCCCTTGCGATCAGCAAACCCTGGTAACCAAGATCAGTCTTAACTGGGTGAAGGAGCAGAGCGTCCTCTGATACGAAG